TTAAAAAATAGTATCTAATTTATTGACCAGTTTATCCTCCATATCTTCAGTAGTATGAGAATAGATTTCCAAAGTCATTTTTGCATTTGAGTGCCCAACTCGATCCATTATTGATTTTATTGGGAGGCCAGACTCTGCTAAAAACGAAATATGAGAATGCCTAAAAATATGGCTAGATAAGTTTTTTTCTATTTTGGCCTGTTTTCCATATTTTTTTAATATCTGTATGAAGCAAGCTATTGTTGTAGGTTGATTCCATTTTTCAAAACAGAAAATATAATCATCGCTTGACAATGGCTGGAAACGTTCGCTAAGTCGTACTATTTGTCTTTGAATAGCTTCTATGACACTCTCTGATACTTTGATTGTCCGTATTGAATTTGTAGTCTTTGGTAGCGTCTTGATTTTGTTTACTGAATCAAAATTACCTGTGATCTCAATTTTGTTGTTTTCGAAGTCTATATTCTTCAGTTGTAAGGCAGTTAACTCACCATATCTCATACCAGTTAATGTCAGCACAAGAACCATATCAGCGTACTTTTGGTGATATTCTCGACGATTAAGGACATCGACAAGTGCTTTTATTTCTTGCATGGTGAGAAAGTTGTTACGCTTTTTTTCCAGTTCTTCTAAAGTCTTTGGTTTTTGAGGAATCGTAGTATAATCGACCTCGTTGTTTTCAATGTAAGAGTATTGAACAGCGTAATTAAAGATACCTCTGAGCCTATGCCGTACTTTTTTAGCTGTAATATATCCGTTGCTTTCAATAATTTTTTCAATAGCCTCTTGAAGAAAACGCCTGTCAAGATTAGCAAGTATGGTATCGGATGGTATGACTTCCTTCATCTTCTTATCAACTGATTTACAATTATGTTTTGTTGATTCCTTTACTGTTTGCGCCCATGATTTATAAAAAAGGTTATAGATTTCTTCAAATGTAATGCTTTCTACTTGTTTTGTGCTGAGTTTTTTATTTATCTTCTCTTGTAACAAGATAGCAGCTTGATTTCTTGCCTGGGGAGTTTTCTTCTCCATGGTTACTGAAACTTTTTTTAATTTCTCAGTATATGGATCTTTGTATCGCTCAAAAAATTTATATTTGCCGTTTGGTAATTCTTCCATCCACATTGATTTTAACCTCACTTTTTGATAAAATGGGTATAAGAAAACGACCTTTTGAATGGTTATTTCTTATACATGATTTCCTCACACTCAAAGTTTGGCGATGGCGAGTGTGGGGATTTTTTTATTTACGAATTATGAACGATAACATCCAAGGCTCCCATGATTCGCTGAGCGTTCTCGACGGCTTCTTTGTATTCTTTCGAAGTGTTCTTTACTGGCTTTCTAATCAAGTCAATAAATACGACTGGTTTGGTGAAGTCATTTGAGGTTACACGGACTGTCATGTTTAAAATTTTAGAAGTTGATTTTCTTTTTGCAACAATACCGCCTGCGACAGCGCCAATCGCACCAAACATAGCGCCTGCAATCAATGTTTGACCAACTCCTCCAGAAACAACCGTTTGATTATTGATAATCAATTCGTACGATACTAAATCCTCGAACGAATACCAATCTGTGTCATTCTTATCTTTCTTGATCAAGGACGGTATCAAAGACAATCCCATCGTTCCCATTGCAAGCCCTGCTTTTACCGAGCCTTTAATTGCTCCTCCGACCAAGCCAGAAGAGCCTTTTGCTTTTTGAGCTCCATGAATACGATAGGTACGATTATATCTATCAATCTCAAGTGGTCCGACTTTATCTGTTCGTCTACTTTTTGTGGGAGTGGGAGACGGAGAGACTGGTTTAGTGATTGGCTGAGGTTGCTCGGTTTCTGATTGGCTAGCGATAGAATAACCGCAATTTGGGCAGAACTTGTAGCCCTCTACTGGATTGCCACACTCAGGACAAAATTTCATAATAACCTCCAAAATAATAACTATTTAAAAATCTTTATACTCTTTTTTTTACTCATAGCCGAAGAGGTTATGAGTTTTTTCTCAATACTTCGCCACAATGCACCAGCTATCATATCTGCTTTTAGCATTACACGTCAATATCATAATATTCTTGTAAGATATTGTTCCCTCGCTTGTATTTTGTAACGAGGTCAATAGCCGCTCGTCGTTGCTGTTGATCGTCCAATAAATGTTCATCATAGCTCAATATCCGATAATGAACAAAATCAACTAATCGATTAAAAAGAGCGTTATCACTGATTGTATTTGCTTGTTTAATTTGCTCGTACGAGTGCTTGTTTTTGAGGTGCCAGACCATGCGCTCATTATTGATGTAAAAGAGAGAGGCCATGACGTTAGCTTCTATCTCTAGCGGATTGCTCTGATAGTTGTTAGCGCAAGCGAGGGCGACCTCATTAGAACGACCTGTGTTAAAATGGGCTGCAATATGGGCTAATTCATGCAAAATGGTAAATATAACCCGTCTTTTGATATGTGTTTGATTGATATAAACAAGGTACTTTTCTTTTTCTTTGCTATAAATGGTAAAGCCGTCATTGTGTTTACAGATGATATCATCTAAGTAGGTAACATCTGGGTTACTGACAAGCCCTCGGTATCTAATGTATTCAGAACCAAGTAGACCGGCTGAGGGGAGCATAGGAAACGGATCTTTTTCAAAGAAGATAAAATGAAGGTTGTAAGTCTGTTCAAAGTAACGGATGATGTGCTGAAAAGTAACTTGTTCAAGTGGAATATTATTCTGTCGAGACACTGCTTCGATCACCGGGACGGCGTAATCCCAGTGCCGGATGTACTGTCTACGTGAAATAATTTCTCTAGCCATAATTACCTCCACTTACTGTCATCGTCCATCAGGGTTTTAGCAGTTACCATCAAGCTTTCAATCGCCTTGTTAAAACGAACCTTTTCTTCCTCGGTCATGTTCTGGGTCTGATTTCTGAACGCTGCGACTAATTCAGTCTCAGCTGGACCAAGATACTCATTTGTCTTGTCATCGCTTGCTATTGCTGGGTTATCCGTGCGACCGAGTAAATAATCGGTGGATACGTTGAAGTAGTCAGCGATCTGTTGCAATCTTTCAGAGTTTGGGGTTTTCGTTTTTAAAGTATAGAAATAATTGGTACTATATCCTAGACTTTCTTCTAGTTTTGTTAGAGGAATCCCTCTTTTTTTAGCTAATTCTTTAATTTTTTCTAGCGTTGAAAACATTGTTAAATCAACCTTTCTAAGGGTATCACAAAAAATATTTCTAAAATTCTAGAAAAAAGTATTGACACAATCTAGAAAAAAGTATAGAATAGTTTTTGTAAGTAAGTTACAACTAAAAAAACAACTAAGAAATAAATTATAAAAATGTTTTGGCGAACGGTATTTATAGTTTTATTAGTGTTTTTGTTATGATTTTATTTTAGACTTTATTATAGACTTTGTCAATAAAAAAGTACAAAAAATAGTTACATTTTTAGTTGTTTCTTATTTACAAATAAGTAAAGAGGAGGAACGTGCTGATGGTAAGTATTCTTAAAAATTTAGAACAAGAAAAAGACCACCTTGAAAAAGTCATTAAGGTAGTCAGCGCTGGTGGTAAATTTCTGAGATTGCCATATCAAAAAAAGTCACGCTCGATTAGTGAGAATCTGAAATTGATTTCTCAAAATCTTGATAAATTGAGCGAGCAAGTTCAACAAACCACGAATCAGCATTCATGATTTCAAGATGACGAAAGAAACCTGTTTTGGTTTCCAGTTCAGAATCGTGTGCATAACGTAATATTTCTCTAGCAAAGATGGTTTCAAAATCAAAATCTTTACCATCATCGTAGATGTCGCGTTTGCTTGCTTTGAGTAAATATTCTTTAAAAGTCATAAGGTTAACTCCTTTCTGCTTATATTATAGCAGAAAAAGAAGAAAGAAAGGAGAAAATATGCCAGATATCGCAAACGGTCGCGAAAGAGTTATTGCTTTCTTGAAAGAGAAAGGCATTAAAAAAGCAACTCTAGCGGTTGCTTACGGCTTTAAACGACAGGAAGTGACAAACATTCTAAGTGGAACGACTAAAGGTCCACGAGCGAACAGTTTCATTCTTCAGGTTATTGAAGATTATGGGATTGAGTAGGAAAGATTTGAGGAGTAGGAAAATGAGACCAAGACGATATCCGTATAGTGGGAAAAAAGAGTCCACCTTTGTAAAGGCCGACCCTGAGTTAGTTGAAAAACTTTTAAGAAACACTAGTTTTCTTGAGTGTTTACAAAAAAAGCCTATCAATTTTCAGATAGACTTAGAAGAATTTAAGCGTCTTAGCTATGAAGCCATTCATGATACTTCTCAAGTAACTCAATAGTAGTTATTACAGAAGTCAAACCACTGACCTTCCCCAGTTGCAATCCGTCTGTATGGTCAATCTGTTTAGTAGCTTCATTAGCTTTAGCAGAGATAGCTTGCATATCTTCAGCTGTTAAAGATTCTCGAAAATCTTTAAAGGATTTCATAAAATCTCCTCCTTTCTATTGGAATTTTGACTAAAACGGTGAGAGGTCCTAGTCAAGAGTGTTATAGCAATTTAGGAGGATATTACATCGGTCTTGAGGCTGATTTTTGGAGGCAATATTGGAAGATAAAATCATAGAACTTGCTGATTACTTCATCAGCGAAAACACAACGTACAGAGAAGCAAAAATAGCGTGTGAGAAGCTATTGAAACAAGTCAGCCATGAGATAGAACTCAGGGCGATGGAAAGTAAGACATTCTAGAAGATAACAAAAAGCACCTGACGGCAATCAGGCGCATGACAAAATTATTCAAGAAAATTATAACACGAAAGGAGCAAAAATGGAAACAGTTCAAATCGTGAGAATTAAAGACGTGATCATTGAAAAAGTCTCTGCTAATGATGAAGAGTTAAAACGTATCTTTGGATGTTCAAAACGACAAGCAGGAGAGCGAAGAAGAGAAATGCAAAAACTCCCTAGTCAGCAAAAACATCTTTTGGATAGTGGACAACTTGTAACGATTAAAGGTTTCTATGAATACTTGCAATATCGTGGAACTAAAGCTTGGAAAAAAGAAATGGAAACAAGCAAGAAAATGAGGTCAGCAGGATGAACCTACTATCAAGAATCAAAAACTATTTTTCGGAAGAGGTCAAAGAAACTAATCTCGACTGGAAAGAGGTCGCTTTAGACCTCAATCAATCACTAATTGAAACACAGGAAAAACTTCAAGAAGCGAATCAAGAAATCGCAGACTTGAAGAAAATCGTAGCAATCTACAAAGAAAAGGAGAAAGAAAAATGATGGAATACATTTACCTGGTAATAATCGTAGGAATTGGACTATGGTCGCTAGTAAATAAACTAGATGACCACGCTGAAATGAAACAAAAAGAGCGCCAGCTGATGGCAAACAATGTTGCACGGATGAATCTGAGAAATTCAGATAAGCAATTTACTTATGATGTAGAACCGCCTGAAGGGTTGAAATAAGGAGGAGAAACATGACTCAAGCTGAACGAATTAGGGAATATTATAGAGAGCACCCTGCTGCCTCATATGATGAAGTGGCTGAGGTCGTTGGTACAACAAATAGTAATGTGAGAGCGAACCTGGCCAAAGACATCAAGGCAGGTAGATGCGTTCGCTTGGAAGATAAGTCATACGACTACTCGCCTTACTATAACCATACACAGGCACTCACTGAGTTGGTTGATTGGAAGAATGATATTAGACGTGAGTGGGTGGATATGCTGACAAGAGCAGCAGAAAAAGAAACGGATAGCAATGTTATGCGTTTGTTAATCAAAGAAGCAAATAAATTGATGAAAGAGGTGACGAAGTAGATGGTTCGAAATAAATTGACAGATTTAACCAATACTCTTTTCGCCCAGTTGGAAACATTGGACGATAGGGATCTTACTGCAGATGAATTAAAGACGGAACTCCAACGTTCAAAACAGATGGTCGCTATCTCTAGCCAAATCTTACAAGCAGGACAGCTCGCCCTGGATGCTAAGAAGTTCAAAGATAAGGCAGGTGAGGATAATGCCCCGATCGCTTTGCTGGAAGGATGAGTATACAGAGTACATGCATGAGATATGCCCTGGCCGATTAACTCCTGAAGTAACCAGGTTACTAAATGAGAAATTTGGTACGACCTATACCAAGACTCAAATAGGAGAAGTACGCAGACGTTTAGGGTTACCTGTTGGAAAAGTATATCAAGGTAAATTGTTGACAAAAGAACAACATGATTACCTTGTGTCAATCCAAAAAAATAAGATTTCTCGCGATGTCGCAAATGAAATGAACCTAAAATTTGGATTATCACTGACTGAGAAACAGATTAAGAGTTATCGAAGAAATAATAATCTACATAGTGGTTTGACAGGAAGATTCGAGAAAGGTCAGACTCCTCACAATAAGGGGAAGAAGTACCCCAATATGCCAAAAAACGGCGGGCAGTTCAAAAAAGGTAATCGACCTCCGAATTATGTACCTGTCGGTACTATCAACTACACAACAGACGGTTATCCAAAAGAAAAGATTGGAGAACCTAATCAATGGGTTTTGAAACACCGCAAGGTTTGGGAGGAACATCACGGGCCAATACCAAAAGGGCATTCGATTGTCTTCTTGGACGGTGATAAAACAAACTATGATATTTTAAACCTGGCATGTTTATCTAAAAACGAAATTGCTAGAATGAATCAAAATCATTTATTTACGTCCAACGCTGATTTAACCAAATCAGGTATTGGACTAACAAAACTCACAAACAAAATCAGAGAGGTAGAAAAAAATGGCTAGTTTATACGAACTGACAGGTCAGTTTCTGACAATTTATCAAATGGATATTGATGACGAAACAAAAACGGACACACTTGAGGCTATCGATTGGCAAGAACAATTCGAACAGAAAGCAGAAGGATATGCCCATGTTATCAAGAATCTAGAAGCCGACGTGGCCATGTACAAGGCTGAGGAAGAGAGCTTCAAAGCCAAGAAACAGGTGGCACAGAAAAAGCTGGATTACGTAAAGGATAACATTATGGCAGCTATGAATGTCACGGGGCAAACCGAAGTTAAGAGTGGTGCCCTGATTATAAAAATTGCTAAGAATCCAGAATCAGTCAAGGTCAACGAAGACGACCTTCCGAAAAAATATTTTACAAAAAAAGTGACGCTTGCGCCGGACAAAAAAACACTCAAAGAGTTGCTTAAATCTGGCAAGAAAGTCAAAGGTGCGGAACTTGTCCGGACAGAAAAGTTGGTGATTAAGTAATGGAATTGATGAATAAAACACGAGTAACAGATTCACTAGCAGTTGTGATTGGACCAGAATCGATTGAAGTACTTGTTACTGAAGGTTTTCTATTTGATGTTGCGATTCGTTTTGTAAAAGTAGACGAAACAAATCTTGATCAAGGAAATGAAAAGCCAGTATTCACTCCGGAATACAAGCTGGTCACAGTTGCTAAATACAAGGAAAAACCTATCTTTGAATCGGAGGAAGATATTCGAAAATTTGAGAAGCAAGCAAAAGAAGTTAAATCGCTATTTGCCTTTGCAAAGGTAAATAAACAAAATTGGTTTAACACTGCCCTTTATCCAGGAGTGCTGACTGAGAAAGTTGGTGTTTGATGAAAATTTTAGCTATTGATCCAAGCAGTAATAAAATTGAAACCAGCACAACAGGAGTTGTCTTGTTGGATAATGCAAGATTAGTTGATAGCTGGGTTGTCTCTTATGGTATGAGAGGTTTCGCTGATTGGTTTCACGAAATCGGAACAAATCTTGAATTCGATGTAGTTATTGTTGAAGAATTTAAGGCGAGGGATAACGACAAGTCGAAAGATAATAGCGTGGCAGAAACCATCGCCTATATCCAACTTTGCTATCCAGGTGCCATTCTTCAATTCAATGCAGGTTACAAGTCGGATATTCCAAACGATCTTTTGAAAATCTTAGACCTTTGGAAATTTGAAAAAAGTCATCATCAAGATATTCGAGCAGCAGCAAGACTTGGATTATTTTGGGCAATGAGAAATGATATTGAAGAAGTGGTTCATGATATCGGAAAGGTAGTGAGTGAGTATCACAATAACGCTAAGAAAGTGGCAAGCTGAAGCGATTAAAAGAAGTGAACATTTATCTAATGGAATCTTTTTAGAGGCTCTTGGGGGCAGAGGCAAAACTATCTGTGCACTTGCTATTGCAAAACATAAAAAAGCTAAAAAAATCATCATCACAAACAATCGACTAGCTATTCTGAATGGTTGGATAGATGCAGTCAAGTTTATGAATTTTGATAAAGGTGTTGAGATTATCATTCAGACAGATAGATATCTTCAAAATCAAGTCAAAAAGGGGCATAAATTAGATTGTGATGTGCTGATAGTAGACGAATGGCAGAATATGTCTTCTGACAAACAAGTGGCCTTATATCGCAAAATAAAGCGAAAATACACGATAGGTCTTTCAGCGACACCAATTCGGAAAAAAGGACAAAATTTCTATCCGCTTGAAAAAACGGTATTTGGTTGGGCAACCCCAAATAATAAATTTGACTGGCAAAAGACTCATGGAAAAATGGTCTATGATCCATTTAGCTATTCAAAAGAGAAGTGGGAAGATTTTCAAAATTATGAAAGTTATATCTCGAGCTTGCCTAATTTCTTCCGCTGGGAAGAGATTGAAGGAATTGAGAATGCAGTTGAGAATAACGGTTTTGAGATTAAGTTTTACCAAAAGAGAGTCGCCTCTGGCAATCCAGAAAAACTTGCAGAATTTAGAAAACTAAATCTTGTAACAGTGGACGGCAAAACTGCAATGGCCAAGCAATCGTTTGGAAGAAAGACCTTTGAACGCTACCTTAATCAAACAGGCGTAGCAGTCGATTTTCCAAAATTAAAGCCAGTAAATGCGGATACGCCATTGATGTTACAACTTGACGGTTTAATCGAACGAGCACCACACGATATGTTGATTGTCAGTAAATCTAAGCAGATTGTCAACGTCATTAGCGAGCGCCATCCTGAAATTGGAATCTGGACGGGCGATATTCAAGAAGGACTTTATAAGAAATTCGTGGTTGCTACTAGTCAAGTGTTAGGTGTCGGAGTAGACGGCTTGCAACACAAATACCAAACTATTGTCGTATTGGATCCAGTAGAAGAAGGTTCTGGAGAATATGATGATTATCGACAATTGCTCTGGCGCATAACAGGAAGTCGTCAGCAGCATGATGTAAATGTAATTGAATTTTATTATAAAGAAAGTTAAAAAAAAAGAGGAAAACAAAATGAATAAAACAACTGAAATGATCGTATTTCGTAGCCGTAAAACTGGAGAATTTCTTAATTCTTACAAGGACAGAAGTTCTTTAGCATTTGCAGCTGACTTTTGCAGCTTGGAATATTGTTTGAAGCTTCCTCGTAAAAAATACGAAGACAACAAAAAGACTTACAAGGCTCTTGCTGCAGCTTTTGACTGTGAAATTGTCGCAGTTGAAGCGGAATACAAATTGACCTATCCGAATGGATCAGAAGTTGAACCTATCAAGCGTGACCGTTCATCAATTGAGGACATGATTAAGGATATTATTGGAGGGGTTCTCTAATGGCATTTACACTTCCAGCAAATAAACCACAAGTTCCTAAAGATACCCCACGAAATTTTTTCATCTACGGTGAAACCATGAGCGGAAAGTCTTATCTTGCAAATGAATTCCCAAATCCAATCGTTTTGAACACAGACGGGAATGCAGAAGCTAACACTGTTCCAAGCATTCAGCTGATCAATGAAAAAGATGACAAGGGACGAATTACCAATTCAGTAATTAAGCAGCTTGGAGATATCTTGCTTGCTCTCCAGACACAGAAGCACTCTTATGAAACAGTCGTTATTGATGTAATTGACGATGTTATTGAAATGATTAAGATTGCAGTTTGTGATGAATTAACCCCAGTTGGTAAACCTCGCTTGAAATCCTTGTCGGAAATTCCATACGGCAAAGGATACGACTTCTTTAACCAAGCTATCACAGAATTAGTCATTGACCTCAAAGCATTGCCAATGAATGTTATTTACATCAGCCGTCAGGTATCTGAATATGATGACAATGGCAATGCCACCAAAGACAAGCCAAGCTTGAAAGATAAGTATGTCAATCTTATCAATGGAAACTCTGATTTGATGATCCACACTGAAAAACTCGGCAACAACTACAACCGTGAGGTTGACCGCAAGCGTAAGACCTATTATGCGGACCAGGTTGATGACAAGGCTATCTTGAAAATCTTGGCAACTATCCGTGGGGCTGTTGAGCCTGCAAAGGGCAAGCTAGCCCCTAAAAAAGAAGCAGCTAAGACAACTAAACCAGCTAAGACCGAAAAAACAAAAGAGGCACCTAAGAAAGAAGTTGACTCTGATGATGAACTATTTTAAGAAATAAAGGAGAATACACATGAGCTTACTAGATATCGCAAAATCAATCAAAAAAGAGGGCTTTGACCCACGCAAAGACAGCGCCAACGGTCCTGCACCAATCCCAGCTGGTACTTATCCAGTAGTCCTGAAGAAAGCAACCTTCAACGTATCGGACAAAGGCTGGGAAAGCCTTGGTTATCAATTTGAAATCCGTGGCGGTGATTACAGTGGACGCTCTGAATTTGCAACATTTGGCACACTGACTGAATGGAACGGTAAGAACCTTGACTGGGCAGTTGAACGCACTATGAAATTCTTTATCAAAGCCTTAGTCCTTGCTGGCGACAGTATGCAAGGAAATGAAGAAGACGGTAAAGCCTTGGAAGAGGCTCTAAAACGTAAGGCAGTTGGCTCTTACTACAACCTTGTTATCTCTGTGACTAAGGGGAAAGATGGCCGTGAGTTCCGAAACTATGACCTTGAAGAAGAAGCACAACCGCTGACTGAAGCTGATATTGATGACGATGACCTCCCTTTTTAAGAAATAACAAGTTCTGGGTCATTGATGAAACTGATGAGGAATTTGGTCCTTTCACGACAGTAGAAGAGGCTTATACAGCTATGCTAACATACTTGGATATGACTGAAGCCGAATATCAGTCAAACTATACGGCCCAGAAACTTGTTTATATTTACAAAGAGGAGAAAAAACCATGCCGTCGATGAAAGAATACGCATTACAGTACCAAAAGTTAGGGTTCTCAGTCATTCCAATCAATCCTAAAAACAAGATGCCTTTGATTGATTTTGCTGATAAGCCAGCCATGACTCCATCTGAGATTGAAAACTTTTGGGACGGCTACCCTAATGCAAACATTGCCCTAAAGACTACCAACTTCTTTGTCATTGATATTGACAAACACGGCAAATCGAACGGTTTTGAATCGCTAAAAAAATGGAAACATCTAAATTTAATCGAACCGACACTGCAAGCTAAGACGGCTAGTGGCGGTAAACATCTATTCTACTTCAAACGAGAAGATGAGCCGATCACTCAGATGATTGGATTCTTGCCTGGTGTTGATATTAAGGCTCACGAAAATAATTATGTGTTAGTCGCACCCTCTGCCACAGATAAAGGGCAGTATGAGTGGGATCTGGAAAAGTCTAAGGAAGGTGGCACGATGGTCACTCCTTCAAAAGATTTAATCCAGTCTATAAAAAAACAGTATGGCGAAACTCACGGTTATAAGTATGATGGTAAGGACGGTCTTAGGGATTTAGTTAGACGTTCACATACTAGAGACCGAACACAGACTACAGATCTCTTTGAAACCATCGCCCTTGGTTTTGGTGATGAAGGTGGACGAAATGACAAACTAGCAAAATTCGTAGGTGGTCTCTTATATCGTGCGGTCGACGATAGTGTAGTTGTTCAACTTGCAAGATTAGCAAATGCAAATAGTCCAAACCCTTTGCCTGAAAAGGAAATGATGCGTACTATTGAAAGTATGATTAAAAAAGATAGGAGGTGATTGTGATTGGTAATGTAGTAAGTATTGACTCACAACCTAAGATGATAACGACTGCCAAGGGAGACATCAAGGCCAACAGTCCAAGTAATGTGTTGATGTCTTTCAAAGCTGATGATCAGTTGAGTATTTACCTAAAGCACAACGATTTTTCCCAAGAGCATGAACTCCTTAAAGATATCAAGATCGGCAACACTCTTTTTAAAAAAGGTGAGCTCCCTTCTAACTTTGATTCAGTCGTAAAAGTTTACTTTGAAAGTGTGTTAGGTGTTGCTTTCTCAAACCAAGCGATGCTTGATGGCATGGAGACTTTCTTTTCAGAAAGATCATACAATCCAGTTATTGAGTATATGGAGAGAGCAACTGAAAAGTGGGACGGCAGAAACCGGATTGACCGCATGCTTCAAGTATATCTCGGCGCTGAAGATATCCCTTTAGTTTCTAAAATCGCTCAAATGTGGCTAGTTGGTGCAGTTGCTAAAGTTTATGATCCATACGTTAAGTTTGACTATGTTCTGGACCTGGTCGGTGGACAAGGAGTTGGGAAAACGTCCCTCCTTCAAAAATTGGGTGGCGAATGGTATACGGATGCCGTAACAGATTTCTCTAATAAAGATAATTACGACATTATGTTAAAGAGTCTAATCGTCAACGATGATGAAATGGTGGCCAGTAATCGGATGAGCTTTGCAGAAACTAAGGCCTTTATTTCTAAAACTAGCCTACGTTATCGTAAACCATACATGAAACGAACAGAAGAATTTGCCAAGAACTTCATCTTAGCCAGGACTACTAATCAAAAAGAATACCTCAAGGACAAAACCGGTGAACGTCGATTTCTCCCGATTATGGCAGATAGCAAGCAACAAAAGAAACATCCAATGGAAATCGATCCTGATACAATCGAACAAATTTGGGGCGAAGCCGTTACAATCTATCGTGCTGGTGCTGATTTGATGTTTGATGAAAATACAGAGGATGAACTGAATATCTACCGTGAACAGTTCATGTATCGTGATGAAGTTGAATTACAAGTGCTTGAATATCTTGATATGCCCGTCCCTGAAAATTGGCAAAACTGGTCTATTCAGCAACAACATCAATACACAAGTAAATATTTCGATAATAGTAGCGACTTTGATCCTGGAAGCAAAAAACTAGATAAGGTCTCAACTCGTGAAATGATGTACAACTTATTTATGAGAAATTCGAATGACAGGAAGCTGTCAACGAAGATTAACATGATCATGGATAATCATCCTGATTGGAAAAAAAGTGTTTTCCGGGCAGGAGGTAAAAATACAAAAGGGTTCGTAAGAGTGAAGAATTCGGAAAAAACTAATCGGTAGCAATTTAAAAATTATCGGTAGTCATCGGTAGCAGTTGAGGGGGTAGATCGGTAGCATTCTACCGATAAAATGAGACATCGGTAGCACATCGGTAGCAGTCTAACCCCTTGATATTACTGACTTTTATTTAATATTTATATATAATGCTACTCTTCTACCTATATTTTTAAAAAAAGTATATAAAATAATAGTAATAATAAAAAAAGCCTATAAAATAGGGATTCTTGAAAAAAACTTTTTACTTTTTAGAATTTATCGGTAGCACGGTAGCAGTTTAGAAAAAAAGAGGTAAAAATGTCATACACAGTAACACTATATTTTGACAACATGGTAGATGAAACCCACTTTTTTAAGAAAGAAGGTGATGCTGCCAAATGCAAGGCTCAGCTCGAGAGCAAGTATCGAGGTGATCGAATGTATAAAGTTAAGCAGGAGAAATTGGAAGAATGAATAAGCAGGAACTGATTAAACGTATCGAGGATTTGCCTTATACAGAGGGGCCTATCGCAGATACAATCGAAATTAATAGAAATTGGATATTGAAATCAATTGAACAGCTAGCCGAATCCGAAATAGGTCACGCAGATGAAGCTCCACGCTACGTAAAGAACATACTAGCACGATTGCGAGAATTGCCATTGCATGATAGAGAGGTTTGGTTAAAGGCTATCATGAGCGAATTTGAACAGGATTTTAGCCATGCAAAATGGCGAGAGGGCTACGAGCAAGGTAAAATTGAGGGTATGGTTGAACGTGAAAAAGTCATAGTTCCGCAGTGTGTGGCGGAATATATAGAATTTAAAAAGAAAAACAATTTTCATGTTTACGGTGCAATGAGAGTAATTGAAGATCATTATGATAAGAAAGTTCCTGAGTGGTTTTACGAAAATAACATCGAAAAATTCTGTCTTGCTTGGCTTGACGGCTACGAGGTTGAAAAAGAGAAGCGGTATTTTGTTAAGATTAAAGGGAATATTAAAGAAAATATGTTGGGTTATGGAGAACTTTTGAAAAGGTATTTCTTTACAAAAAGCTTTAGTTTAGACGATGTTATATATTCCCACACCCGTAAAGAACTAGAAGACGCAAACTTCGGCTGGGTGTTTGATTGTCCAGGGATTGAGATTGAGGAGGTGGAGTGATGAGCCTTACGCTAAATAGCACAATTGGAGACTTAGTTTTGGCAATCGGAGAAATTATCGTTGGTTCTGATGGTAAAACCACTACAGCGATACTGGAGATACCTGATCAAAGCTTTTACTTAGAGATTGAGCTTAAATTGAAGGAGGAGGTCATAAATTGAAACGATTCATAGCTATCTGGATTCTGCTATCTGCTGGATTGAATATCTGGCAGATGGATAGGATTCGAGATTTGGAAGAGAAGAAGCCGATGGTTATCTACAAGGCTGATAACGTAGGTGCTGAGATATGAGGAGGATTTGGCATGATACCGAAATTTAGAGTGTGGCATTATGAATTAGGTAGACTGATGTCAGTCGAATGTATGTTTTTTCAGGATAGCGAGATTGAAGAATTTGAGTTAAACGATGCTTTAATGAATGATTACATTACAGCTTATCCTGACGAAATCGAACTCATGCAATCAACAGGACTCAAAGACAAGAACGGCAAGGAGGTATTCATCGGTGACATCGTTAAATGTACAAGAGGATGTCTCCATGAAGTATATTTAGAAAAAGAATACGGTGGCACATTCATAGGCGGAATGCCTTCCATATATCTAAAGGGATTGCTAAATGGGTATGCGTGGACTGAAGACGAGGAAATCATCGGAAACGTCTATGAAAATCCAGAGCTTTTGGAGGATAAATAATGAACCCAGAAATAATTGACAATATAAATAAACCAAGCCACTACCAGGGTGCAAACGGTCTTGAGGCTATCGATGTTGTGCATAACTTCGTTGGGAATCTTTTCGGAGCGTCTGCTTTCTTTTGGGGCAACGCAATCAAGTATATGTTACGGTTTCAAAAGAAAAACGGCCTTGAAGACCTGAAGAAAGCGCGCAAGAACCTTGATTGGCTGATTGAGGAGATGGAACATGAGTGAATACGCGTTATATCAAGGCGACGTGTTCATAACATTGGGAACTCTTGCGGAAATCAGTAAAGAAACAGGTATTGCTGAAAGGATGTTAAAGTATTACACTTTTGCATCCACGCAAAGAAGAAATCCAAATGGTAGAGCTGTCGTAAAGATCGAGGTGGATGATGAATGATAAATTAAATCCAAGACAAGCAAGTAGGTTTGCTTTCTTGCTAAAGCAAAAACGTAAGGAAAGGAAGCTGTCACAAGAAAAGTTAGCAGCTAAACTAGGCTATAGTCGCTACCTAATTGCTCAATGGGAGAAGGAGGAAAGTGTACCGGATATTTATAATGTAGAAGATATCTGTACTTACTTTGCTTTTCCTGCTGATATTATTCTCGGGAGTAGGGCATGAAAAAAAGCCAGCACACGGCTGACCTTCATGGTATGGTTTCGCATAACTATTATATCATGAGGAGGAGTTCGTGTGCAAATAGAGTTATTGGATATCATCGATGAAAAGAAAACCAGAAAGGAAGCTATCAAAGTACTAAAAAAATACAGTCGTCTGAGACGGATAGCTGGAGAAGAATACGCCCCCAAAATAACAATATCCTACTCACTTGAACCAAGGTCATCAAGTGGTCAGACAAGTAAGCAAGTAGAAAGCATGGTCGTGCGTAGAGTGTCAGCTCAGCAGGATTTAGAACTAATCGCTAAAGCAATCAACAATCTTTCTGATATGGAATACACACGTATCCTAATCGAACGATATTGCAGGAAGAAAAGGAGGGAAGACTACAGCATTTATTCAGAACTAGGCTACTCATCTAGTGAGTATTATCGGATATTGAACAAAGCTCTACTAGAGTTCGCGGAGTCTTATCAAGCGAGCAACCTTTTAGTTTATAAGTGATTTCTGGGAAAATCTTGGGAAAAATCTGGGAAAATCTTGGGAGAATTGGAGCGGAAAAAGGTGCTAAAATAGTATTATCCAATGATTGGGCAACGTACAGTCATGAGGACTCCTAAAAATATAGAGGCTTCAGCCTCTTAGACAGTAAGGACAGGTTAGCAGGTTGTTTGGGTCTCCGTGAAACTTTTACCAAACGTGCGTTTTACTGCTAGACCAGCTGGTTCAATTCCAGCTACTGTCATATTCAATGCCACGACCAGTGGCTTTTTATGTAGGAAAGGAGAGGTACATGAAGAAAGTAGAACCAATTCGTGATTTAGACGATATAGAACGAATCAAAGATTACTTGAAAAACAAAAGTGATAGAAACTATGTTTTATTCATGTTTGGAATCTACTCTGGTTTAAGAGTGAGCGACATAGTACCTCTTCAAGTCAAGCAAGTAATTGCTGATAGGATTGAACTAAAAGAGAAGAAGACTGGTAAGATAAGGTATTTTCCAATCAGCCCCCCTCTCAGAAAAGAAATCAATCGATACATTAAAGATAATCAGTTAGCAGAGTACGACTATCTCTTTCCAAGTAAAAAGAAAAAGAGAACAGATGGTGTTCGTATCACACACATTGGAAGAGTAGCAGTCTATCAAATACTTCAAGATGCAGCCAAATATGTAGGTTTGAATCATATAGGAACTCATTCGATGAGGAAGACATTTGGATATCATCATTACAAAAAGAATAGTAATGTAGCTATCCTACAAAAGATATTCAATCATTCCACACCAGACATCACACTAGGATATATCGGTTATAGTCAAGACGAACTTGACCAGAGTATACTATCATTTGATTACTAAATAGCCTATCTATTTTACATAATGAGAAAATGTAAATTAGTTTTTAGAAAAATATGGTAGAAGCCTTGATACTCTTGACTTTGAAGTTGTTTAATTTTATTTAACAGAATATAAGATATGTTAAATACAAGAGGGGGTGGGTGCACTAAAAACACCCCTACTTTGAAAGATACCGAGGGGTACATTTGAGAATACCAACCCCCTCCATTAAAAAGAAAGGACTCCCTCCCTAGATGAATACCAACCCCCTCCGAGCGGACCGTAGTGGACCCCATAGAGTAGCCTTTGAGAAGAATAAGAAGATTATCTTAAAGACAAGAAACACTTGTGGGATATGTGGCCAGCCTGTAGACAAAGACCTGAGATATCCTCATCCATTAAGTCCAGTCATTGACCACATCGTTCCAGTAAATAAGAACGGACATCCATCTGACATTGCTAACTTGCAGTTGGCGCATTGGCAATGCAATAGACAGAAGTCTGACAAGCTATATGCTGATGAGAAGACAAACGGAACAAAGGTCATTGGTAATAGGAACTTACCACAAAGTACAGATTGGTTTAAGTATAAGGGTTAAAAAAATAAACGTGATTAAAAAAAAAGGACGAGTGTTCCTGCCAAGGTGGGGGGATGACCCCCTCCCCCTCGGTGCTTCAGGGCTTCACACCGTCACTGTACATATTTTCTCGCGGGAAATGAAAGGTAGTTGTATAAAATGACATTGAAAGGTATGGGCTATCTCAGGAAGAAGCTAGCCAATTACAAAATGGGTGTAGACACTAGATACAATCAGTATGCTATGCAACACAATGAGATAGATGTTGGTATTACGATACCACCTCAAATCAGGCAACAATATCGGGCGGTCTTAGGTTGGGCTGCTAAGGGTGTTGACAGTCTAGCAGATCGTTTGGTCTTTCGTGAGTTTGCCAATGACGAATTTGGAGCGAATGAAATCTTTGCTCAGAACAATCCAGATGTATTCTTTGATAGCGCGATCCTTTCAGCATTGATTGGGTCGTGTTGTTTTGTCTACATCTCGCAAGGGGACGATGATGACGCTCCTCGGTTGCAGGTTATCGAGGCAAGCAATGCAACTGGTGTTCTGGATCCTATCACTGGCTTGCTGACAGAGGGCTATGCCGTTTTGAAAAGGGATGACAATGGTTATGCCGTGCTTGAGGCTTATTTTACTAGTGATGTGACTTGGTTCTATCCTAAAGATGGAAAGCCGTTTGCAATCGGAAATTCAACGGGTGTTCCTTTGTTGGTACCAGTCATTCATAGACCTGATGCGGTTCGTCCGTTTGGTCGGTCACGAATTACTCGGGCTGGGATGTACTATCAGAGATATGCTAAACGAACGCTTGAGCGTTCAGATGTGACTGCTGAGTTTTATTCATTCCCTCAAAAGTATGTGTTGGGATTGAGTCAAGACGCTGAGGCGATTGATATTTGGAAAGCAACTGTATCTAGCTTGCTGACTTTTACCAAAGATGATGAAGGGGACAAGCCGAATGTGGGGCAATTCACCACATCCAGCATGTCTCCTTTTACTGAGCAGTTACGGACTGCAGCCGCTGGTTTTGCTGGGGAGATGGGTTTGACCTTGGATGATCTTGGTTTTGTTTCTGACAATCCGTCATCTGTTGAAGCTATCAAGGCTAGTCATGAGAACTTGCGGTTAGCTGGTCGGAAGGCTCAGCGCTCTCTGGGCTCTGGTTTGCTGAATGTGGCCTATGTCGCTACTTGTTTACGAGATGAGTTTCCGTATTTGAGGAAACAGTTCAATAAAACGGTCGTGAAGTGGGAGCCTTTGTTTGAGGCAGACGCTAATATGTTGACCTTGATTGGTGATGGTGTTATCAAACTGAATCAAGCGGTGCCTGGCTATATGGATGCTGAAACCATCCGTGACTTGACTGGAATTAAAGGGTCAGACAAGCCTGCTCCAGTCGTGAAGGAGGGAACAGATGGTGGAGGATATCGTTCCGAGCCTGCTCAAGAAAATCAAGTCTGAGTTTGAAGGTGCTAGGCTAGACAGCGAGGTCTTGAAAGACTTGCTGTCTAAACTACAACATAGCAAGGCAAGTTATTTGGACGCTAATCAATATGCTATTGAAATTGGGGAGATACTTTCTAAGGCTCTGGGAGCCTCTCTAACGAACGAAACGCTACCAGACGGTAAAATGTATTACAATATCGCTCAACGTGTGCTGACGGACGTTCTGGGGCGAAATTACGAGCTTGTGAGTGATTATACTGAGCAAGTTCAGAAGAATTTGAACTCTGAGGCTAAAATTGGGTTAACTGCTCAGGTTCCTGAATTGAATCAAGACCGAATTGATGGTCTGGTTAATCGTTTAGCCAGTGAGGAAAGTTTTGATGATGTTCGTTGGCTATTAGAAGAACCTGTTGTGAATTTTACTCAATCAATAATTGATGATAGCATCCAGAAAAATGCGGAGTTTCAACATAAATCTGGATTGCAACCTGAGATTGTAAGAAAATCAGCTTATCACTGTTGTGAATGGTGTCAGGAGGTTCAAGGTACTTACAAATACCCAAGAGTTCCAAAGGATATTTATCGAAGACATCAACGTTGTAGATGCACTGTTGATTATGATCCTAAAAGTGGAAAGGTCCAAAATGTTTGGAGTAAGGCGTGGAGTAAAAGTGATAAAAGTGATAAAATAGAAGCAAGAAAGAACATCGGAATACAATCTGAAGTCAGTCAGGTTAGAAAGCTTGCTCTTCAAATAGGTATAACTTCAAACCCTATAACGAAAAGCCTTAAAAAATTAACCGAAGAAGAAATTATTCAAGCGATTAGTGGTGGAGATAAGACGAAAGGGTCTTGTTCATCCTTAGCATTTGCTTACATAGGAAATAAAGCGGGATATACAGTTCTAGATTTTAGAGGTGGAAAGAGTTGCGTTTTTTTTGGTAGTATTGATAAAATCAATATGATTGGAAGCCTTCCAGGTGTTAAGATGCATGTAGCCAAAAACACAAATGACTTCAAAGCGGTCAAAGAATTGTTGGAAAAGGCAGAAAATGGCAAAGAATACTATTTGGCAACAGGTAGACATGCTGCAATCATTAGGAAAAATGATAATCTAGTTGAATATTTGGAGCTTCAATCAAAATTTGTAAATGGGTTTAAGCCATTTGATGACACTGTTTTGAAAAAAAGATTTAAGGCTAAGAAATCTCATGCTGTAAGGGGACATAAATATGATGTAGATAGCTATCTTATTGATGCAAATTCATTAAAAGATAACCCTGAATTTCATAACATATTGAGTTTCCTTAACACAGCTGAATCTAAACAAATGAAAGGTATTACAGGACATGAAAAGTGATTACGAAGAAGTGAATTGGTCAGAGTATTGTTACAAGGAAAACGATGATGATAAAACTTGGTGGGTTGATACTTCATGGTATGCCAAAGGATTGATGCTTATCACATTTGATAGAAAGAAGTTCTATAACCTTTTTGAAGATTATCCTCAAAACATGACTTCTGAGGAGATTGAAATCTTTGATAAAGAAAATCCATTTTGGGAAGATTTCTTTTCAGATAGAAAATAATATGTTAGAGCACTCGCAAGGGTGCTTTTCTTATGCTTAGAAAGGAGTAACAATGGGAAACACGATTTATTTTTTAGAGAAAAAGTCTAGTCTGGAGCGCGGTGCTTCCGTGAAAGAAATTTTGGAGGAAAATCTTGAGGCTAGTCATGACTACACTTCGGTGTTGGTAGTTTCTTTGGATAAAGATGGTGAGATAAATCTTGGCTATAGCTGGGATAGTAGTTTGCAGGCATTGGGAATGCTAGATGTTGCTAAAAACTATATTTTAAACGTAATCAATTAAATCATCCCAGCGATAGGGTTATCATGCGGTACGATTGAAAGGAGCAGTGGATGGCTAGAAAGAAACTTGGCAATCAGAATCCTACTCAATCGGTAATTTTAAAGTACGTCAAGAAAAATTCTAAGGCGAAAGAAGCGGTAGAAATCTACGAGCGGACGGGTCTTTCTTGCTACGCTTGGCAAGTCAACTTGTTGACCTCTATCATGGCGGTTGACAAGAATGGTTTGTGGGTGCATCAAAAATTTGGCTACTCTATTCCTCGTCGTAATGGGAAGTCCGAACTCTTGTATCTTTTTGAACTTTGGGGCCTGCATAATGGACTAAACATCCTACACACGGCTCATAGAATATCCACCTCTCATTCCTCTTTTGAAAAGGTGAAACGTTACCTTGAAAAAATGGGATATGTGGACGGTGAGGACTTTAGCTCTATACGAGCCAAGGGACAAGAGCGGATTGAACTGTTTGACGGCGGTGGGATTGTACAATTTCGTACCAGAACATCCAATGGTGGTTTGGGGGAAGGTTTTGACCTTCTCGTTATCGATGAGGCTCAGGAATATACGACTGAGCAGGAATCGGCTTTGAAATATACGGTAACGGATAGTAGCAATCCAATCACAATCATGTGTGGGACACCACCTACACCTGTTTCAAATGGGACGGTATTCACAAATTACCGTAAGAATTGCCTATTTGGGAAAGGAAAATACTCAGGTTGGGCAGAATGGTCGGTTTCTGAGGAAAAAGAAATCGATGATGTCGATGCCTGGTATAATTCCAATCCCTCTATGGGTTACCATTTGAATGAGCGGAAGATAGAAGCTGAGCTTGGTGATGATAAGCTAGACCATAATGTTCAGCGTTTGGGTTATTGGCCTGAATACAACCAGAAATCTGCTATTTCGGAAACGGAATGGAATGAGTTGTGTGTTGACTCTATGCCTGATTTATCAGGTAAGTTGTTTGTCGGAGTCAAATATGGTCAAGATGGCGCAAACGTGGCATTAAGTATTGCTGTTCGTACTGTAGATGAACGGATTTTCGTTGAGACAATTGACTGTCAGTCAGTCCGTAACGGGAATGACTGGATCTTGGATTTTGTCAAGCGTGCCGATGTGGCTACTATCGTAGTCGATGGAGCAAGTGGTCAGAAAATCCTTGATGAAGAGTTGAAGAAGGAACGCATGAAGAGCGTGATATTGCCTACGGTCAAGGAAATCATCGTGGCTAACTCGATGTGGGAACAGGGGATTTATCAAAAGACCTTGTGCCATGCTGGTCAACCGTCTTTGAAGAAAATTACAACCAACTGTGAGAAGCGGAACATCGGTTCAAACGGTGGGTTTGGCTATCGCTCGCATTTTGCGGATATGGATATTTCTTTGATGGATAGCGCCTTGCTTGCGCATTGGGCTTGTATGACAACTAAGCCTAAGAAAAAGCAAAAAATCAGTTATTAAGAGGAGCGGTTGAGAGACTGCTTTTTTTGATGCCTAAAAATTACCGAACTGCCGGGAAAGCAGGAGAAAGGAGACATGAAGATGTCTGAATTTAAAACGATTGAAACACAGGAAGAGCTCGATAACATCGTGAAGGAACGTATCAGACGTGAGCGTGAAAAATTCAGTGATTATGATGAACTCAAGAAACGTGTTTCAGAACTAGAATCTGAAAACAGTGCTTTGAAGTCTACTGTTGAAGATGACAAGCAAACTAGAGCAGGATTAGATGCTCAAATCACTGAATTGCAGGGGCAAGTGAGCAATTATGAAACTGCTAACTTGCGGACTCGTATCGCTTTACAAAATGGCTTGCCTTATGACTTAGCTGACCGTCTTCAAGGTGTTGACGAAGAGGCATTGAGGGCTGACGCTGAGCGTCTAGCTGGCTTTATGCGTCCAGCTACACCTCAAGCACCGCTAAGAGATACGGAGCCTGCTATCGGTGATGACAAAACGATGCAAATGAAGCAGATGCTTCGTGAATTACAACCAAAAGGAGAATAGAAATTATGGCAGATAATGCAATGAAAACTGGAACACTTTTTAAACCAGAAGTAGTAAAGCAATTGATTAGTAAGGTGCAGGGGAAATCTGTACTGGCTAAATTGTCAGCACAAACCCCAATTCCATTCAATGGAGTGGAGCAATTTATCTTCAACCTTGAAGGAAATGCTCAAATCGTTGGTGAGGGCGAACAAAAATTTGGAAATAAAGCGAAATTGACTTCAAAAGTTATCAAACCGCTTAAATTTGTTTATCAGGCTCGTATCACAGATGAGTTCAAATATGCTTCAGAAGAAAAACAAATGAACTTCTTGTCAGCATATATGGACGGATTCGCTAAGAAGATTGCAGAAGCCTTTGACCTTGCTGCTCTTCATGGTTTGGAACCAAAATCCATGACAGATGCAACTTTCCGTGCAACCAACTCATTTGATGGTGTGATTAGTGGAAGTGTCGTGACGTATGATGAAACTAAAATCGATGAAAATATTGAAGATGCAGTACAACAAGTTATTGCCCGTGGTTGCGAGGTAACAGGTATTGCCTTGTCGCCAACAGCAGGTCACGCATTAGGTAAACTAAAAGACGCTGATAAACGTGCCGTTTATCCTGAGTTCCGCTTTGGTCAAAATCCTGATTCATTCTACGGCATGAAATCAGATATCAACAAGAACCTTACTGTCACTGGTGGTACTGCTGAAACAGACCACGCTATTGTAGGGGATTTCCAAAACCGCTTCAAGTGGGGTTATGCTGAAAATATTCCAATGGAAATCATTGAATACGGTGATCCAGACGGTGCTGGTCGTGACCTTAAAGCCTACAATGAAATCTGTTTGCGTGCGGAAGCCTTTATTGGCTGGGGTATCCTTGATGAAGATGCCTTTGCGCGTGTGAAAGCGTAAGTTTTATGGCTTTATACCGTGATACAAAAACGGGCGTGATTATCTCTGCTGAGAGCATTCTTGGCGGAGATTGGGTGCCTGTGGAAGATACGGCACCAAGCGGAGCGGATTTGACCGTAGCGGAATTGAAGTCTAGTTTGGATGAATTAGGCATTGATTACGATAAGAGTTCAAAAAAATCCGATTTGGTAGCCTTGTACGAGGAAAACAAGGGTTAAGCTATGGGAAATTTTGCAAAGATTGAAGACTTGGAATTGTTGTGGCGCTCGTTGAAATTTGATGAGCGTGCAAGAGCTGAGGCTCTGTTGGAAGTTGTATCTAATTCTTTGCGAGTGGAGGCTGAAAAAGTCGGTAAAGACCTTGATGATATGGTAGCTGAGAGCGTGTCATTCGCTAGTGTTGCTAAGTCTGTCACGGTTGATATCGTAGCACGAACCCTCATGACCTCAACAGACCATGAACCGATGACTCAGGTTTCTGAAAGTGCCTTGGGTTATTCGTTTAGTGGTTCTTACCTTGTGCCTGGAGGGGGTCTCTTTATCAAAGATACCGAACTTAAAAGGCTTGGTTTGAAGAAAAAACAACGATATGGAGCGATTGAGATTTATGACCTACCTAAAAGGAATCCCTGTCATTTTAGTGGACAAGGTGGAAATTGGTAATGACGATTTCGGTCATCCAATTCATCGTGATGTTGAGATTGAGGTTCAAAATGTATTGGTTGCCCCAACTTCATCAGAGGACGTCATCAATCAAATGAACTTGACTGGGAAGAAGGCGGAATATACACTCGGTATTCCTAAAGGGGATACTAATAAGTGGGAGAACCGTGAGGTCAAGTTTTTTGGTCGTAAATGGCGGACGATTGGCATCCCTCAAGAGGGGATTGAGTCAATGATTCCATTATCTTGGAATAGAAAGGTCATGGTTGAAGTTTATGAGTAATATGAAATTTCAATTGAACTCGGCTGGGGTGTCTGCCTTGCTACGTTCTTCCGAAATGCAGGGTATTTTGAGGGAGAAAGGGCAAGGGATTGCTGAAAGAGCTGGTGAGGGGTTTGAATTGACTGTATCGCCAGGGCAAAAGCGTGCCAATGCAAAGATTAGTACGACTGATATCAAGAGCATGGCTAGAAATAAAAAACATAATATTTTACTGAAGGCTATGAGATGATCGAATTAGTTATAAAGAAATTTTTGGACGGACAGTTAGATGTACCGTCTTTTTTTGAACATAAACCGAATATGCCTGAGAGTTATGTCATTTTAGAAAAGACTGGAAGTGGTGGAAGCGACTACGTTCATTCCGCTACATTCGCTTTTCAAAGTTATGCACCATCACTTCAAAAGGCTGCTGAGCTGAATGAGAAAGTCAAGAAAGTAGTTGAGGATCTCATCACGGTCAACGAAGTCAGCGGTGTGCATCACAATAGTGACTACAACTTTACAGACACGGAAACGAAGCAATATCGCTATCAAGCGGTATATGACATTAATTATTTTTAAAAAGGAGGTGTAGTTTTGACGACAGAAGCAAGAAGACAAAATACAGAATCAACAGGAGGAAAGAATATGACGACTGCATCAGCATCAAATGTAACGGCTGCTAAGCCGAAAATTGGAGGGGCAGTTTCTACTGCTCCAGCTGGAACAACTCTTCCAACGAATGCCAAAACAGATTTGGATGCAGCATTTGAAACGCTAGGGTACATTTCAGATGATGGATTGACCAATGCGAACTCGCCAGAAAGCAAAGCAATCAAAGCGTGGGGTGGACAAACAGTCTTGTCTTCTCAAACTGAAAAGAAAGATACCTTCAAATACAAATTAATTGAAGGTCTGAACATTGAAGTCTTGAAAGAAGTCTATGGACCAGATAACGTCTCAGGAACGCTTGAAACAGGTATCACTGTAAAAGCCAACGGTAAAGAGTTGCCAGAACATTGCTTGGTTATTGATACTTTGCTGAAAAATGGCTATGTGAAACGCGTTGTCATTCCTCGTGGTAAGGTTAGCGAAATTGGCGAAATCAGCTATAAAGACGGCGAACCTATCGGCTATGAATTGACGATCACTGCATTACCAGACAACAGTGAAAACACTCACTACGAATACATTCAAGGAGCGTAAAATAAATGGAAGCAATCTTAAAAGGAAAAACAGAGTCAGGGTTTGAGTACAAAATCCCTAAAAAACGATTGAGAAACTTTTATCTCATGCGCGAAGCGTCCAAAATGGAGAAGGGGGATTTTGAAGCTGCTGAAAAATTGCTGAATCTTCTCTTTGGTAAAAAACAAGCGGAAGAGTTTTTATCTCATTTAGATGATGGAGACGACTTCATCGATACTGAGGTACTGTTCGCAGATATCAAGAGTATCTTTGAGTCCAACAAAGACCTAAAAAAATCTTAGTCCTTGCTCAGATGATTGCCTTAGACGAGGATGCTCTTATCTGTGATTTAGCGGAAACCTACCAAATATACGACTATAAACAGCTACCTTTAAATCAGGTGGCTGTTTTTGCGTATGGGTTGCGTGATGATTCGCGGATAAAGCAGATGATGTCTGACCAAATCGTCCCTCTTGAAACGACGTTACTTGCAAGTATCGTAGACAGACTGTCTCTTTCTTTGTGGTTGAAAACAAAAGATGGGCAAAAGGGTGTTAATCGTCCTGCATCAATTGCTGAATTACTTACAAAGAATAACAAAGAAGAGGGAGATAAAAGGGATTATCTCGTCTTTGAATCTGGTGAGGACTTTGAAAACTATCGCAAGGCTTTGCTTGCAAAAACAGGAGGTGAGGATTAGTGGCGACCGAATTAGGAAAAGCCTATGTACAAATCATTCCATCTGCTAAAGGCATTAGTGGCATGATTCAAAAGGAAATGGGTGGTGAAGTTGCCTCAGCTGGCGTTAGCGCAGGCGAATCCCTCGGATCTAAAATGATGGGGGCTGTTTCAGGAGTTATTGCTGCAGCTGGAATTGGTAAAGCAATCGGAGCATCGATAAACGAAGGGGCAGCACTTCAACAATCTCTTGGAGGGGTTGAAACCTTATTTAAAGACTCAGCTGATAAGGTCAAAGGATTTGCGAACGAGGCTTACAAGACAACAGGTCTCTCAGCCAATGCCTATATGGAAAATGTTACAGGTTTCTCAGCAAGCTTGCTACAATCTCTTGGTGGAGATACAGATAAAGCAGCAGAAACAGCTAACATGGCCATGATTGATATGTCGGATAATGCCAATAAGATGGGGACATCTATGGAAAGTATTCAACTGGCTTATCAAGGTTTTGCCAAGCAAAATTATACGATGCTAGACAACCTTAAATTGGGTTATGGTGGTACGAAGCAAGAAATGCAACGACTTTTGGCGGATGCTGAAAAATTGACAGGTGTTAAATATGACATCAATAATCTATCAGACGTTTATAGCGCCATTCACACTATACAAGAGAATTTGGACATCACTGGTACGACAGCTAGAGAGGCAGCAACTACATTTACAGGTTCATTTGAATCGATGAAATCAGCTGCTCAGAATGTGCTTGGAAAGTTGTCTTTAGGTGAAGATATTCAACCTGCACTACAAGCTTTGATGGAAACGACATCAACATTTCTTTTCGGAAACCTAATTCCAATGATTGGAAATATTCTGAAACAAATTCCTATCCTTATTTTGGGAGGGATAAAGGGTGTTTTCAGTGGAATCTTTGGTGAAGGTCTAGGAAGTATCATGGGTAGTATCGTTACCGCTCTTGGTTCTGCATTTTTAGCGTTTAAAGCATTTTCGACAGTCTCGGGATTGCTATCTGGAATACCTGCTGTCTTAACGACAATTAAAACAGCAGTCACGGGTCTATTTACTGTAATGAGTGCCAATCCTATTGGAATTGCCATCGCAGCGATTGCAGGACTAACTGCAGGTTTGGTTTATTTCTTCACTCAAACTGAAACAGGTAGACAAATCTGGTCATCTTTTGTAGCTTGGATCAAACAGGCTTGGCAGGGGATTGCTGATTTCTTTGTAAACCTTTGGTCTGGCATCTCTGAAGGTGCTAGCACATTGTGGGATGGAGTTGTTACAGCCTGGAATGCTGTTGTAACATTCTTTTCTGACTTGTGGGTAAGGATTCAAGAAGCTGCATCTGTGGCATGGACAGCTATCACAACAGCAGTGATGGCTATTGTTCAACCGTTCATTGATGGATTCATGAATATTTGGAACAATATTTCAGATGGTCTTACCCAAATTTGGGAAGGGATTAAGATGATTTTCCAAGGCGTTTGGGAATTCATCAAGTCTATTTTCTTGGGTGCTATTCTCATCATCATCAACCTTGTGATAGGGAACTTTAACCAGCTGGGGGCTGATCTTTCTCTAATCTGGAAAGGGATTAAAAATAGTATCTCTATGATTTGGGAAGGGATTAAAACATACTTCTCTGGAGTCGTGGATGTTATCATAGGTTATGGTATTGCTATTTTTGAAAACTTTTCTACCACTCTTAGTACAATTTGGAAAGGGTTGTCTGCTGCAGGTAAAGCTATCTTTGATAGTTTTGCTCAGATATTATCTAACATCTGGAATACAATCAAATCTGTAGCAAGCAGTGCTTGGGAAGGGTTGAAATCAACCGTCTTAGGTCTGATTGACGGACTTGTCCAAGGAGCTAAAAATGCATGGGAAAGCATGAAACAAGGTGTTCGTGACCTTGTAAGTAATGTTACGAGTATCTTTGATGGCATTCGAAACATTGACCTATGGTCAGCAGGTAAGGCTATCCTTGATGGATTCCTAGGCGGTTTGAAGTCTGCTTGGGGAGCAGTAACTGACTTCGTTGGTGGTATTGCTAGCTGGATTCGTGACCACAAAGGTCCGATTGAGTATGACCGCAAGCTCTTGATTCCTGCTGGTAATGCGATTATGCAAGGTTTGGATAGAGGGTTGCAGGACCGTTTCAAAGATGTTAAGAAATCTGTCAGTGGAATGGCTGGCGAAATTTCAAACGCATTTTCAAACGATGATTTTGGCTTGAGTGGAACACCGACTATTGCCAAAAATATTGAAGCAAGTTTGGCCATGCCAAGCGCTCAAATCGAGGCGAAAGACAGTCAAACCGTGTCTGAGATAGCGATTCTGAGAGCAAGTATGGAGAAAATCCTTACTGCTATCCTTGAAAAGCCGTCAGATACTTACCTAGACGCTGATAAAATTTCAATGAGCGTCTACCAACGTCAAGGTGCGATTTATGCTAGGGAGGGAATGTAATGTTTTATATGATTATCAATGGGTTTAATACATCAACTATCCCTCACTGCGTGGTGACGGATTTTGGTCAGGTGGAGGCAGCTAAACCTAGGGTGGTTGAAGATGCTAACCTCTACGGAGCCAACGGAAGTTATCGAGTGCTGGATGGTGGCTATGAGAGTTATGAACGGACTTTTTCGTTCTATATTCCTAAGTTACTGGATGTTTCTACTATCGTGGAGAAATTTCAGCCTAAGGACAATGTGCTAGAGTTTAGCTACCAGTTGGGGTCTGTATTTTATGCGGATTTTATTGGTGCAACCTATAGCCCTCATGGGATGCATGCCTGGAAACTAGAAATCAAGTTGAACATGCAACCGTTCCGTTATCAGAAAAATGTTGCTCCTCTTATCTTTACCGCAAGTGGAAATATCAACAATCCAGGCTCTGTCTATAGCGAGCCTGTGATTGAGATTGAGGGAGACGGTGATATTTCTTTGACTATCGGAAGGACAACTATGCACTTGACCGTTAGACGAAAAGTGACCATTGATTGTAGGCATAAGAAACAGAATATCTATAATGCAGATGGCGCGGTTCAAAATACTTTACGTAAACGTGGAGGCTTCTTTGAGTTGGCAGTTGGTAATAACAGTCTGGTCTTTACTGGTTCGGTTCGCAAGGTCACGGTTCGGCCGAATTGGAGGTATATCTTATGATTTATCTTACTGAAGGCAATACACCTTTAAATGAGGCCTACAATGATGAAATTGTCCATTTGGGGAACAATACCTATCAACTGACCTTTCGTTTTCCTACATCGGATCCCAAGTGGGAATTACTGAAAGAGGAAACTTTTCTGACTGCAGATGACCTGCATGGTGAGCAGGATTTTTATATTTTTGAGGTTGAAAAGCAACAAGGATATATTCAAGTCTATGCCAATCAGGTTATCAGCCTGTTAAATAACTACATCGTCAGCTCTATCGAGGTTGACCGTGTCAGTGGGACAAGGGTGTTGAGTGCTTTTGCTGGTAGTATTACCAGAGCCAATCCTTTTTCTTTCTTCTCTGATATTGATGATAGGCATACGCTCAATATCAAGGATAAGAATGCCATGGAGGTCTTGGCCAAAGGCAAGCATTCTATCCTTGGTCAGTGGGGCGGAGATATGGTGCGAAACGGCTACAATTTACGCTTGTTGAAGAATGGCGGTTCTGAAAATGAATCGCTTTTTATGTACAAGAAAAACTTGTCCAGCTACCAGCATAAGACCTCAACGAAGTCTTTAAAAACTCGGATAACCTTTAAAACGACTGTTAAGGGCGAGGGAGAAAATGCGGTTGACCATGATTATATGGTGGTGATTGACAGCCCCTTACTTGGGAACTACAGCCAAATCTACGAAGATGTGGTGGAAGTCAATGACCAAGACGTGACAGATGAGGCTAGCTTGATTGAATACGGTAAGCAGTATTTTCGGACAAGTATGTGCGACATGCTAGAAGATAACCTTGAAATCTCGGTTGTCGGTCAGAGTGATGTTGCGGTGCAGATGTTTGATGTGGTCAGTTTCTACCATGAGTGGTACGGTCTTGATGTTCGTAAGAAAATCACCAAATATACCTATTCGCCAATGGCAAAACTCCTAAAATCAATAGGTTTTGGAACCTTCCAGTCCAGTCTTGCAAATGCGATCGGTGGGATTGTAAATGATGCCGTTTTGAATGAAAGCCGAAATCTGCATCAGATTTTTGAAGAACGTTTGAAAAAGGAAATCGCCAACGCTGACCGTGCCTTTGACGCTGAATTTTCCAAGCGTGAGAAAACCATCACGGATGCCATCGAACTTGCCAAGGCCAAAGCGGAAGAAGTCAAGCAAGAACTGTCTGACACTATCAATCAGCGCTTTAATAGCTTTGACAACGGGCCATTGAAAGAAGCTAAGCGCAAGGCTGAGGAAGCTTTGCGAAATGCTGGCGCAAGTAGTTCTCTTGCTCAGGAATCCAAGCGGATTGGGCTGGATTCTGTTGCTAGACTTGAAGCGTTTAAGTCGCAGACTACGAGCGCACAAACGGCTCTGTCGGGTGACTTGGACGCTCTGAAACGGACTATCGCGAATGATATTCGACCGAAGCAAGCACAGGCTGAAACTGAGATTGCCAAGCAAGTTGAAGCACTTAGCCGGACTAAAAATGAACTGGCTGGCGTGAAGTCAGCGCAAGCGACGTATGAGGAGACGACGACTCGTAGACTGTCAGAACTGACCAACTTGGCCAATGGTAAAGCCAGCAAGTCAGAACTCACGCAGACAGCTGAGGAGCTGGCTAGTCGGATAGCGAGTGTGCAGGCAGGTAGTTCACGGAATTACTTCAGGAATTCACGTTCAAGAACGTTCACAACAGGAGGTCAAGCGGTATACGACTATCGAACATTCATAGTTCCTGATTTCTGGAAGAACAGTGACAGGTTCAAGCGTGATTATGTTCGCATATCTTTTGATGTGACTTTCCCTGTCGCCCTAGTAAATGACATGCCTGCTATGGTGCATTTTAGTGCTCATCCATGGTATGCCTACAGAAACTTAATTTTTAAAGGTGGCACTGTCGAACGCCAACATTTTGAGTTTACGATTGACTTGTCTAGTTCTTCTGAGGACTATCAGACTAATAATGTGTTCATTCGTTTTGGTACTAATTATGGATTTCCTGCTGGTCTGCAGGTCGTCATTGAGAACGCTATGTTATCGGTTGGTAATTATTTTCCAGCCTATCAACCAGCGTATGAAGACCAAGAAGACCGTGTCTCAGTAGTCGAATCCAACTTTAAGCAGCGTGCTGATTCACTCGANGATATCAGCTCACTCAATGTGACTGCTGAAAATATCCGGCAATCTGTGAAGAGCCTTGAGACAGACACGCAGAACAAGCTAAATCAGAAGTTGAGTCAGGCTGAATTTGAGGTGCGAGCCGGCTCTATCCGTCAGGAAATCCTGAACGCAACCAAGGATAAAGCCAACAAGTCAGAACTCACGCAGACAGCTGAGGAGCTGGCTAGTAAGATAGCGAGTGTGCAGGCATCCGGTCGAAATCTATTCTTGAACTCACTATTCAAGCAGGATATTCCAAAAACAGGAATTTGGACAACGAGTACATATACGGCTACTATCGATAGCGAAAGTAAGTATCTTGGACACAAGGCTCTTAAAATTATAGGTCTGAATCCATCTGGCCGTGATGGAGGTAATCCCAAGGTTACTTATCCAGCTCTGGGTCAATTCGGGAAAGTAATTCCCGGAAGTACGACTAATCAAGATGTAACCATTAGTTTTTATGCTAAGGCAAATAAAAATGGAATAATGCTGAGATCTCGATTAGGGAATATCGGATATAAAACTGGAAATGTGACATTGTCGACAGAAATTAAGCGATATGTTGTCCATATTCCAAAAGGTTGGACAAACGAATCCAAGCAGACCACAAATGAATGGTTGTTCAATTTCAACCAGGAAGGAACCGTTTGGATTTGGATGCCGAAGTTTGAAATAAGCGATGTAGATACTTCTTATTCAGAAGCTCCTGAAGATATAGAAGGTCAGATTTCAACAGTTGAATCGACCTTCAAACAACGAGCCAACTCGCTCGAAGCTGGTGTGAATCGTCTGACTGAAGGCCTTAGAACCAAAGCCGATATCAGCTCACTCAATGTGACTGCTGAAAATATCCGGCAATCTGTGAAGAGTCTTGAGACAGACACGCAGAACAAGCTAAATCAGAAGTTGAGTCAGGCTGAATTTGAGGTGCGAGCTGGCTCTATCCGTCAGGAAATCCTGAACGCAACCAAGGATAAAGCCAGCAAGTCAGAACTCACGCAGACAGCTGAGGAACTCTCTAGTAAGATAGCGAGTGTGCACTTAGGGCGCAGAAATCTGCTGAAAGGCACAAAAGAGCTTGCGAGATACAAGCCGGTTAGTGAATATAATGGTTTTAAAGTTATCAGAACAGTCGCAGGAGCAACTAGATATCAGGATAGCTATGTGGAAAGAACCGTTATACCAACGGCTGGGACAGAGTATATAGCTATCTTTTATGCACGAGCCAGTGAAAATGACTATCCTGTGCGCTGTCATTTTTACAATCCTAACACGGTTGTATCATCAGAAAACAGCAGCGGATATAAGTCAAGGTCGTCAGATGGCTTGTCTATTATCCGTCTCTCGACAGACTGGCAGTTGTGCTGGGTTAAATGGAGCCAAACCGCAACAGATCAAGCCAAGACGGTCATCATTGGCCGCCATGGCCCTCAAGTAGGCGGTAAAGAGGGGGTATGGGTTGAAATCTGCGCCCCTGCCATTTTTGAGGGAAATCTTGCAGGTGACTGGTCACCAGCATACGAAGACCAAGACGAACGTGTCTCAGCGGTCGAATCCAACTTTAAACAGCGTGCTGATTCACTCGAAGCTGGTGTAAGCCGTCTGACTGAAGGCCTTAGAACCAAAGCCGATATCAGCTCACTCAATGTGACTGCTGAAAATATCCGGCAATCTGTGAAGAGTCTTGAGACAGACACGCAGAACAAACTAAATCAGAAGTTGAGTCAGGCTGAATTTGAGGTGCGAGCTGGCTCTATCCGTCAGGAAATCTTGAACGCAACCAAGAATAAAGCCAGCAAGTCAGAACTCACGCAGACAGCTGAGGAGCTCTCTAGTAAGATAGCGAGTGTGCAGGTCGGGGGTAGGAATTATATCCGGGGTACAAAGCGCATGATGCTAGCCAGAGGATTGTGGGCATCAGGTACTTTTAGACCGTCAGGCGCTGGGACGGCAAAGACGATTGATGTATCAGACAGTCCAGTAACTGGCTTTGATAAAGCGATACGATTGACCTCAAGCAATGCTAGAGACCAAATAGGTATTGCTCAAGATGGATTTTATATATCGCAAGGCACATACACGATGTCTTGTTGGGTCAAAGGCAGAAGAGGTCAAAAGGTCAAGCTACAAACTTATTGGCAAGTCCATGATAATTCGGGTATTTCACCCATCTTTACATTAAAGGATGAAAATTGGACAAAGCTATCGTTTACTAGCGCTAGAAATAGGGCTGGAGTCGCATCAATTGGCTATGTGTATCTCGTAAATGCTGAGGTCGGAGAATATTTAGATGTTCTTGCGCCCCAGCTGGAAGACGGAAGTTTGGCAACAAGCTCAAAAGAAGCTCCTGAAGATATAGAAGGTCAGATTTCAACAGTTGAATCGACCTTNGATATCAGCTCACTCAATGTGACTGCTGAAAATATCCGGCAATCTGTGAAGAGTCTTGAGACAGACACGCAGAACAAGCTAAATCAGAAGTTGAGTCAGGCTGAATTTGAGGTGCGAGCTGGCTCTATCCGTCAGGAAATCCTGAATGCAACCAAGGATAAAGCCAGCAAGTCAGAACTTACGCAGACAGCTGAGGAGCTCTCTAGTAAGATAGCGAGTGTGCAGGTCGGAGGAATCAACCTCTTGCGTAATACTGCGAGTTTGTTGATTGGCGATCGTTCAAAAGGATGTTGGATGAGTGCAAGCGGAGGAAATGGGCGAGCGATTAGCGTAGAAGTTTTGGATCCTCCCAAAAAAATGATAAAAAACATGATTCGTGTTATTGAAAATACGAATGGTGGAAATAAAGATTTAACTCAACTTGTTAGATTGCGAATTGGTGAAAAGTACACGATTTCTTGTTATGCAAGGATTGCTAGCGATAGCCCAAATGCAAACGTGAACTTGCTATTTCGTTCGTGGGCAAATAATACCGATTTAAATCGCAAATTTCAGAAATCCATCTCTCATAAAAATTGGCAAAAATATTCATTTACATTTACTGCTGATGCAATTGAAAATTCAATTCAATTTGGACAATCTGGCGCAGGAATTATCGAAATATGCGCTCCGAAAATCGAATCAGGAACGTTAGCGACTGATTACAGCGAAGCTCCTGAAGATATAGAAGGTCAGATTTCAACAGTTGAATCGACCTTCAAACAACGAGCCAAC